CATATTTCCCGCGTCTTATCCCGGATATCTTTTTCATTACGTTCCAAGCGCCAGGCATGCTCTGAATGTTCATTACAATCATTAGCCATTAAGTACCCCATTCACTGCTCAAATCCTCAATCCATCCACGGAAACGTGCCTCAAATTCCCCATCCAAATCCCCTGTCGAACGTCTCACATAATATTCAGATGATATTTTACGCAACGGCACCATCGCCTGAATAGTGTCATACGTTTCACTGCTCGCCGTATCCAGATTCAATGACTCCAGAATACTGTCCGCACTTCCTCCTCCGTCATCGCCCCTGATATCCAGTTGAGTAGCTGCTCCAGTATCCCCTCCTGATCTATAAGTAAATTGCATATCAGCGATCTTATACCAATAATCATTTACGTCGGTGCGCAGTGGGACTGTAAATGATCTTGCGGTTGATCCTATGATCGCAGTATCTTCCAACTTCACGGACTCATTCAAAATAAATCTCTGCCCCTGTTTCACCATAGGAATTACGGCCCATCCTCCCGCCGCTCCGGGGATAGATCCGGATATGATAATATGTCCGATCCGTCTATACAAATCATACCCATCCCCAGCCACATCTGACATCAAATTTGATGCACTATAAGAAGTATCAAATCCGTATTCAGCAGCCGTCATCAATGTAGTTTTCCCCAGAGCAAATACAAATAGGGGCCGGAAAGCCACTTCAACTGTACATCCAGAAGTATTGCTGGATGTGCGGTGAACCGTAATTGAAGTACCAGATTTCCCGACCACCCTGACGTATTTATTTGGAGCAAAGCCCGTACTGCTGATAGCCACAAGATCACCCACGCTGATCTTCGTGGTATCGGTCATTGATGTAATGACAGCGCTCCCCGAAGTCTGTATACCGGAAAACGTAGTGGAGGGAGTGGCGGGCAAGTCCTCAAGCGCAGAAGCGCACCCCCCGACACCCGAACCCGCAACCCAGCTCACCAGAGCACTTCCGGCAACTACATTTTTATAATGATCGCCAGCATTGATTCGATATATCGGTTGCGCATAGGGGCCAAAGGGCCGCCCAATAGTCTTGCCTTCCGTTCTGAAATTCACTCTAAAATAATCACTGCCCCCCGTAATTACTTCATAATTGAATCCAGTTATTGTTCCGAACAGTTCATCATAATACAATCGCTCCGCCAGATTGTCAAGATCATCAGTCACTGTTGTTCCCGATAGATATCCACAATCACTATCCACATCATCACTGCTTAGCGATCCAAGTAAAGTATCCAGAGCATTCAGCGCAGCTGTTACTGTAGCTCCGGTGACAGTAGAAACATTCCCGATATCTGTACTATCCAACCCTCCGATATCAGAATCCAACTGATCCAACGCATCATCCACATCCGTTCCGGATACCCCTGAATCATTGTCTATCCGGGACGCAACCAGCTTAGCATTGATAGCCGTTTCCAATTGAAACATCTGAGCAGGAGTCTCAGTATCCGTTTGGAGGGATATACCCTCACCGCGAATGACGTTGGCTATTTCCTCCTGTATTGCGTTCATTTCCGCGTGCCTCAATTGCGTTGCGTCATAGCTCCCTCCCAATTGATCGCGGTATATATCAACCGTTCCGTCGTATTTTCCCGTGGCCGTGGTTTTGCTGTCCGCGTTGGTACACCTGTGCATGATTGTTTCCTCCTGTTTATGGCGTGAATATCACTTGAGTCCACGCTGGTTTTATCTTATTGAATACGCATTCCATCAGGCTCCTATTTCCTCCCGGATCCGATACCACATCAACTACCCACTGATATTGAACGCTTGATGAATTTAGTCTTGAATCATCAATACCGTCCGGAGGGGGCATTTGAGTGACTCGCTGAATCCTTCCATCAGTCTTATGTCCTGTGCGGAATAAATCCCCGCCCGATACATCTGATATCGTGATAGTGATGCCCAGCCCTGCCGCGTAATCAATAAAGAATTGACTGCTGAGCCCTGAATAAGTCAAATATATTTTTGTGTGAACATTGGCTTGCCTCTGGGCTGTCGTCAATGAGGGAGGAGTACATATATCAGGCAACCCTGCTATCCGCTCCCAGTCCGATAGCAATTCAACGGACAGTCCGGGGACGCTTTCCCGCTGCAACCTAACCACATCAGCTTCAAAACGGGATAGCTCCGAAGCAAAGCAAGACAATAACCGCCCCAACCATGACGTTTCCGGGCTCTCCACCGCTTCCCATATTGTCCCATCAGTTTGGATACCGTATAACTTTCCATTAAGGCTTTCCAATCCAGCCATACCAATCCCATTGGCTGTCGGGGTCAAAGCCGATATCTGATAATTGAAATTGGAATCAACTTCAATTAGATATGATCCGCCTTCGATAGTTGGAGGAGCGCCGGAGATAGCCGCCATCGTCACACCATATAATTTTCCATTATGTTCCCGGAGAAAATGAAGAGAACTATCATAATCCAAATAGGGAGAGCGGGGCAATTCTACAATTGAAGCCCCATCCCAATATCCGATCCTTGCATGATCCCGTGTACCGACAAAAACAGAACCGTTGAAGGCCCTGAGCGCCCATCCACCTATAGTATCCATCCACCCGTCCTGAAGCACAGTCCACGTGCCAGCCGCGAAATCCCACTCAAATAGCGCCATACTCTCCGTCACTCCGTATAACTTATTGTTGAGTATATCCATGTAGTGTATGGTCCATTTCCCTGCCGCTTGGGGGAGAACAGGAGTCATTGAACCTGGTGCCCAAATATCATTCTTCAGAAGGAGTCCGTTGGGATATGTTCCGATATAAAGAATTGGTTGAGGGCCGGGATAGAAAGATGTGCGAAGGGAAAAAAGATCAGTTTGACCACTGGTCATAGGAGCCTCAACTGACCAAAAACCTGAGCCGGGAGTATGCTTCAATAGTGCTCCTGTTCTCCCCGTTCCCACCATTAAATACCCGCCATAAGGCTCCAGCGCATAGATCAATTCCTGCCCCAAATAAGTATCTGCCGCAAGGGATATCTCCAACTCCGATCCGAACCATTGCCATAGTCTCCCTGTTCCGTCTGTGTGACGTGTCCCCATCCAAATACGGCCGCCATAAGTCTGCGTGACCATGACTTCCAACCCGGCCGGAGCGCTGGAGGGAGATTCAGCAACCTTCACCCAATACCGGGGAGTCACCGCCAAGCACGGAGCGATCCGGAGCCGATCCCATAGCGGCCCGCTGGGCAATAGCCGTCGGAGCATTTTCAAATACTCTAAACAGGAGTATTTTTGAGACGGCTCAAATTCTTCATATGCCATATTTTTCTCCGCCTATTAAATCAAAGTCCAGAATACATCATCCAAAACAGGATATTCAAAACCTGTGAAAACGATATCAGCCAAGGAGACAGGAGTGCCGGCGACAGTGATCTGCGTGATCTCATAATCCGGAATGCCTGATGTTGATATAGCGTTATTCAATTGACTCCAAAGAATTGTCCCGCCGGGGGCCGCTTCGCTTCCGAAGAAATCCGACAGATTAGATTCAATAGCGTTTTCATACGGGGTATAATCAGTATCAATCTCAATTGTAATATCTATCAACTTACTGACAATAGGCTCAATTGCTGTCCCGGCCGTGACTGGCTTTTTTGCATTCACGTTTGTTTCTACGGCAGACAGGAGAGCGGGAGCCGGAACAGGGTCAACCCCCAGCGCCTTCGCTACTATTGACACCGTCCCCAATGACGGATTATTCGGGAAGGCCCAAGCATCCGCCACTCCAGACACCTCCCTTGCCCATCGTTCAAAATCATCAGCAGTCCCGCCCATAGGAGGAGTAGATATGCGCTCAAATATCCTTCCGGCCAAATCGCTGTCGCTCTCCTGATCCAACCCCCCGGCCATTGATACAACTTCAACTTCAGTTATTTCACTCATCGGCTCTATCATAATCAATACAGTGGCTGCCGTTAAATTTCCCGCATCCCCCGGCTCCACAGCTTCGACGGCCAACGTGAGAGTCCCGGCCGCTATTATTCCGCTGGCTGTAGTTTCTAATTCAACTCCATCTTCATCCACCACCAATGTCCCAGTCGCAATACTCGCCCCATCAACTCCAGTGAATGTGATTGTGCCTGTTGCAAACTCAGCCGCCTTCCGGGTCAAGCCCCATCGCCGGGCATGGTTGTCCAATTCGCTTTCCTCCGCTGTATCATAGAATAGCTGTTTGGCAAGCCACTGGAGGAGTCCATACAGAAGGTGGATTGCTCCCGCAAATACTCTGGCCAATATCCGGAGGAGCCCCACAGCAAGCAACGGGACAGTCCCAGTGAGCCGCTGCTCCATATCCGCTTCAATACGTTGAATAATCGTAATCAGTGTTGGTCTGGTGAACGGCATAATATTATCCCCTTCGTATAGTCTGTGCTTCCCAATTTAGGAAATATCTATAAGTAAATTCATTTGATTGAGTGACTCCTGGCCGTACTATGCGGATGGACAGGAACAATATTTGAGAACTGTATTTGGTTGCGGTCACGTCAATCTCGCTCGCCACTTCCCCGTCCAACATCCATTGAAGTGCCTCAAGACAATATTGACGAGATAATGTCAATACTTCATTGACATCTTTTCCCCTCTGTAATAACCAAAGCCTTGATCCAAATTCTATATCACTATCCAATACGGCCCCCGCCCACCATCCACCCTTGCCCCCGGAGTCATCTGGGAGCAACCGCTCATCATTCTCTCTCCTGTCGGAGAACAGAGATATGAGCACCGCTGTCTCCAGCCCTGAATCTCTGGCAGCGTCCCGTAAAGTCATATTGATATCTCCGTACCCATCCAACGGATCAAGAGTCATCATCATATCGCCTATATTTTCAAAATCCATATCAAACCGCCTTCACTTTATTCTGTCCAGCGTCCGTGATTTCCACATCAAAAGTGATTGTGCAAGAAATAGGAGGAGAGCCGGGATTGGTTGCCCCTGTCGTGGTCACCCCTGTCACCTTATCCCCTAATCTCATCACAGCATCCCCTTCAGTAGTCACCGCTATTGCCGTTGCTAATATCTTCGCACTGGTGACAGTCCCCGGAGTCACCGAACCGCAAGGAGGAGCCGGAGCCACAGCAACCACATTGGCTACACTAAATTCAATTTCCTTTTTGTATACTCCCTTGCCCTCCGCTTTCATCACCGTACTGGGGACGGACAGAACCGTAATCACCCCCGATACCCCCGGAGTGATTATGGATAGAGTGCAATCTTGATTGGCTATAAATTCTGACATTAAGTCACCTCAAGATTAGAGCCGTTGACTGTGAATTTATCCGTAGTTATATTCACTTCAGATCCGGAAGCTATGATGGTGATATTTCCTCCGGCCGCTGTGATCTCAATTCCGTCATCTTTCAACTTGATCAGGCATCCGCCCTTGTTATATAGAGCCGTATCACCTTCATTATCCAGAGCGGGCCGCCCATCCGCATTATCCGTCGAAACCAGCAAGCCCTGTTCCCGATTTCCTCCGGGAAACAGGACAATGCCCTGCGCCCCCGTAACTGGCCAGGATGCCATGCCGTATGCTTGGAGAAGGGTGACTGGTTTATCTTCCCCCGACAGCAACGCCACGGTCACTGTGGGCAGCTTTGTGGCCGTGTCGATGCTCTTCACGACGGCTTTCATAATCATCAGCGCAACACGCTTTCTGAGCGGAGAAATCCAACGCTCAAGCATATTCAATGTCCTATCATTACCAGCCATAGCCGTTCGCCGTTCCTGTTCTGACTTGTTTTTTCACCAATGCTTTATAAGCATCTTCACGTCTCAACTCAATGATTGTTCTCGATCCCTCACCGATAGATTTGGAGTAATTGACCGAAGTGATCAGCATCTTTCTGTCCGTCAACTGTAGCTCAGGAATATTCACCGATACCAATCCATTCAAAGGCCAAAGCCTTCCGCTCCTCTGAGCCCAACCAGCAACAGTCACGGTCACTTGTGATGACTTCGCCGCTCTCACCGTCGCTTCCAGATCAGCCCGATTCTGCGCATCAGCAGTGTTCACAGTTTTTTCAGCAACTATCAGCTTCGGACGGAAGCGCTTTGATGCGATGATAGGATCTGAGGATGAAGCCTTGACTGATACTGTATTGCTGTTCCATCCGTCCCCTATCTCCCGCGCCTGTCCTTTCACTGTATAATCAGAGAACCTATCTGAATAATCAATAGCAGCTGACGCTTCAATAATATTCTCCCCCGTCACCAGTTTATCGGTTGCGGGCTCCCCCTGACCTGGGCTGGTAATCAATAACCGTCCCCGCTCATCAGTTAAAAATAGTGCTCCCTCAAATTCATTCGCCCGCGCCAAAGACTCAAAAGGACTCTCCCCCGCCTGTATGGTATGGGTAAATTTCTCAGCGGTCTGCCGCTCCGCAATCACTCTCACATCAAAAGGAGCGCACAGCGCACGGGCCAGTGTTGTGACTGTGACTGTATTGTTTCTCCAAGTCCCCGGCTCATTCATAGCCGAACAGTCAACCAGATCCGCTGTTGTATCCCTTCCTGAAACTGACAGCCCTCTGGAATCCTGTTTAATGGAGGGGCTGATGCGATCGATCAACCCGCGCATCACGGGAGTATTATCAATATCAATATCAGCTTCAACATTGGGAGTGATTGGCCATAGCTCTGGAGTGAAGCCATCTATCAATTCCAAAGAAAAGGAACCGCAAAGAGACTCAATGGAGCGGGAAATACTCGCCGTTTTCCAGCCAGTATAGTTCACCGTTCCTATTCTCAGATTGACTTCAGACACTGGTCAATACCTCAATTTCCTGTCCTCCGGGGATAAATCCGGGATGATCAATTTTATTCCTATCAATGATATCCTGTTCCGCATCCACTGTTCCGTATAGCTTAAAGGACAGCACAAGGGCCGGGACGGACTCCGGAGGAGTCAACGTGGTGAGCCGGGCCAATGTAGTGGCACGCTTTTTCAAATCAGCTATCACTGATGCTTTTAGATCGCGGAAAGCCGCCGCAATATCTGTCGGAAGATCATTCAAAAGCACCCTATTGATCTGGCCCACTATAATGTCTTGGAATGCTTCCGCGTCATCCAGACTGCTGAAGGGCATCACGGACATAAAACCAGCGCCTGTGGCTATATTGATTTGCTGAATATACGCGGTCACCGCGTCCGATTGCTCGCTGGTGCTTGTCTCCGGCTCCCATTCAAACATAGATTTCAATTCATCGAATTGATCCCTGCTATTCAATTCAGTCGCCGGATTTTCTTCATTGGCAGTATCGAAATCATTGCGATCAGAGGGAAACAATCCATCAGGGAAAGATCCAAACGTCACCAAATCGGCCATCGCTTCAGCCAGATCATCTGCGCTTTGAATCAGTGTATCGATATCGGCCAGAGTCCGTTTGACCATCTTCCCGTATGAAGCAACAGAAGCAACTATCAATCTATAATCCTCAATGGCTCCTATTGCCGATTGAACATTGGTGCGTATTTCTCTGAATTTATTTACCGGGATACGGGTCAAATCATAGAGAGCCCTGAGCCCGGCCCGCGCCTGATCGATGACGGATAGCTTGTTGGTGGCGTTGGAAAAAGAAGTATTCACAAAAGTTGAAGGGAACAGGAGAGAGCCAGCTTCGACAAAAGCAATCTGAATGCGCAGTATCCGCGTCTCCTCCGTACTATCCAAAGTGACAAACCGGGAGCACAGCACTTTCAATATCCCGTAATAAGGATGAATCAATTCACCTGCCGTGGATTGATCCTCACAAGCGCTCTGAAGCCTGTCCCGCTGTTCCATATACATATCACCAAGCAAATATCCGTCTATCTGATAGTGCTTCGGTTGCCGCCCCAAGTCCTCCGTATACGGCACGTCACGTTGGGGAAACTCATGAGTGATCATTCGACGGCCGAACGTGTTATTGGCCGCATTCACGTAAAAAGAAACACCGCGAAAACTGGCCGGCAATAATCTCTCTTTCCATCCCATAATACTCTCCCCTATAATCCCGGAGCCCACATCAGGCCCGTATCCGTTTTCAACGATACATCAGCACCGCTCTCCCGTTTCGCTCTCACTGGGGAACCGTCCTTGCTCTGAACCTCCACAAGCACGTGCGCATTATTCGTATTGACTGAGCCCACTGTTGCCGCGCCAGCTGTCGCCGCCCCCGTCTCAGCTCCCTCCATCCTGAAGCCCTCCGCCGCCAGTCTGAAATGCTCTGACAGTCCCTTCCCCAATAGCGGGATTTTAGAGAACATATCAGCCAGCGCTTCAGCTATCTCCGCAAGAAAAAATTTGAAGGTTTTGAAGAAAGTCATTTTGCTCTCAAACGCACTTGTCAACGCTTCCCAATTGTCCGCTATTTGCTTGATGACGTAGATCCAAATAAATAGCGCAGCTATGATCAACGTGACGGGATTGAGCAACGCCAACTTCGACAGTCCCATGAATATCCGGAAAGCCACAAATAGGAATTTGAACCCAGTGAGGAGCCAACCAAATATCTTCAATAGAAATAGAAATACGGGGGCCAGCTTCGCCACACCAATGAAGATAAATCCCAAAGATGCTATAAACTTTCCCACCACCAGGAGTATCGGCCCCAAGATCGCAAGGATCCCCGCAGTAATCATCAACCATCTCTTTGTCTCCGGGGACAGCTTCTGGAATCTCTGGGTGAGAGCGATTAATTTCATAGCAAGTTTTGTCGCCGCTTCCAGCAGTCCCGCCTCACCCATAGATATCGCCAGCTCCTCCGCCGCGCTCCGGAGCCGCTTTAATTGGCCAAATAAACCCTCTTGCCTGATCTTCGCTATCTCCGCAGCCTTCCCGGTGATCTTCGTTTTCTCCGTCAAATCTGCCAGCGCTCCGGATCCCTGTTGGACCAGCGCAGCCATCCCAGGACCTGCCCGCTCTCCAAATATCTCCAGCATATCCCCGGCTGAAGCGCCGGACTTCTCCAGCGCTCTCACCACGTCGATTATTGATTTGACATTCCCTCTGCTGTCCAGCACGTCCTGTTTTCTGATCCGTAGTTTCGACAATACCCTGATTGCTTCGCGGGAGGGAGTAGCCAGTTTGGAGAGCACACCGCGCAGTGACGTTCCCGCCATACTCGCCTGTATACCCGCATTGCCCATCAATCCTATTGCAGCCGCCGTCTCATTAAGGGAAATATGCATTGCGTTAGCAACAGGAGCAACGTATTTCATTGCCTCCCCAAGCTGAAGCATATTCGTATTTGTTCGCGTAAATGTATTGGCCAGAACGTCATTGATCTCAGTCAACCGCTCCGCTCCATACCCGAATGGGGTCATGATATTAGTAGCCAGATCAGCCGCCGTCGCCAGATCCGTCCCCGCCGCAGCAGCTAATTGAAGAGTGCCGGGGAGCGCCGTGAATGTTTGATCAGCGCTCAACCCGGCCATCGCCAAGAATGTCATCGCCTTTGCAGCTTCGGACGCGGAGAATTGGGTATTTGCTCCCATCTCCCGCGCCCTGTCGGACAGTTTTGTGAAAGCCGCTCCGGAAGTAGTGGTGAGTACCTGAACTTCCTTCATTGACGCTTCAAAGGATCCCGCTGTGGCTAAAATAGCAGCGCCAGCTAGCATAATGGGCAACGTGACTTTTCGGGTCATCGATGATCCCACTTGTGCTATCTTCTCTCCTGATCGGGACAGGTTTTTGCCTATCTTTCCGAACGTCTTGGAGAACTGATCCACGCCCACAATCGGGACGCGCACTGGTCTGATTCCAAAAGCCATTATGATTTTCCTTTGAGCGCTTTCATGTACTCATCCGCAACTTTGCCCCAAAATCGGATCTCCACATCATCCATCTCATATAGTTCCGACGGGGGCCAATGAAACAGAACCGCGAATTGACCCAGGCGTGCTAATCCGCCTGAGCCCCATTTGGCAAAAAAGAGTTGACAACTTCAGATGCTTCCATAAAGTCCACCCCGTCCAATTCTTTTATAATCGCCATCGATTGAACAGTCATACGGGAGATTATTTTCAGCATATCATCAAAGGTCATATCTTGCACCTTGATGCCCATTAAGTCCTTCGCCTTGAGTCTCCGCTGAAATACAATCTCGTTAATCGTTTCATCTTTCCCGAATGGGATGGGCTCCTGAAGCCTGATAGTGTGAGGGAGTGGAAATACATTTTGCTCCTGTCCCTGTTCTCTTTGACCAGCCATCATCTACCTCCTGATTGATTATGAAAAAATAGGAAGGAGTCCCCGGTGAACTCCCTCCGGTTGATTATAATTCCTCAGCGCTCATTGCCTCAAATCTGACGGCAATTTCCGCTTCCTCCGTAGTCACTGCACCTTCCCCCGCATACCAGGCTTCACGGAAAACAATTGTTTTGCCGTTGGCCAGGGTGAGGGTGAGAGTGGCGTTGGTAGTGTCTAACAATGATTTCAAATCCAAGTCTGAAGCATCTGTGATAGAGCCTTCGACGTAAGAAACTTGCGGCATTTCTTTGTATCCGTGAACCCGATCAGCACCAATTATCGCGTCACGTTTCGGCCGCCCAATATTATACGTCCAGTTTCCCTTCACATCCAGCAATTGGGCATCCTTTTTCACCTCAAGTATGCCCGCTCTTCTGTTCTCATTTGACATTTTCTACCTCCAAAAAGATTGTAAGTATTCCGTTTATATTGTCGGTGATTCCAACAAGAACTGAATAGTGCTCCCCACCACCCTCAATTGATTAATCAAATCAGGAGGAAGGAGGAAATCCAACCTATCCGGATCAGATATACTCCGCGTCACCACCAGATCCTGTTTGAACTGATCGATATTTTCCACCAGTCCCAAGAACTCCCACGTGCGCGCCCGCGCTATCGCTTCGGCCCGGCCCACAGAAGGGGTCATGATCTGCTGTCCCGGAGCCACCATCACTCCGTCATTCGCCAACTTCGCTCGCGGATATTTTGTCAGTATAATGTTTCTCCAGTCATACCGGATATACATTAATGTGAACAGAGTATTTGAGTTCAAATAAGCTATATCAGCCGCTCCCGCAGCGTTGGTCTGATACATTGTAATTGCCCGCTCAATCTGAACCGCTCCCCCGGATGACGGACGGATGGTTGCTATGCCGTCATAGAGGAGAGTATTGCGCTCTGCCAGTGTGAACTGTTCCGTGATATCGGGTTGGAGGGCTCCGATAATTTGAAGAGTCTGAAATGGCCGGGCCGGATCGATTTCAGCCTCAGTGGCAATCCGTCCTCCGGCTCCCGCCGCAATCCACCAGCTGCTTGTCGGGCCGCCCACTCCTAATTTTCCACCGTTCTCCAGCATGATCACGTGAGGACTGTTGCGCCCGTTTCCGTATGACGCAAGTCCAGAGAGAGTCCCGCGCTGGGAGGAGATATATATACCATCAATCATACGCAGGGCACCAAATCTGTCTGCCAACTCAGTCTCGATCAAAGTCATATTGGTCGCATCCTTGACCGATCCGATAATGATATTGAACCACGTATCACCCCAGCTGGACAGGGGAGAAGTGCTTGACCAATCGGGAGTCCCCGTGCCGCCGGAGAGAGTAGCCTGATGGCCCGATCCAGCGACAACAGCAGTGATGCCCGCCGGCAACTCCTCTCCGTCATTATAGTTGAGCCGGATATCCAACTCATTTCCCACTGTTCCATTTGTCCGACAAGTCACCACAGCCGTTCCCGGAGTAGTGGTGCCGTCGCAGGTCACTGGGAGAGAAGTCACGGCAATGATCGCCGTAGCCAGAGCGGATGAAACATCAGCGGCAGCATCTCCGGATTCAACAGCAACTTGGATAGTTGTTCCGTCAATATAAGCATATACCGTCCCTGCTGCTGTAGCTGTTCCGGTGAATACTATGCTTGCTGCTGCCTTGTTTCCTGTCGCTTCCTCGATCCCCTGCCCAAAAACTTCAACCAGTTTATTGTTCTGAAACCAAGCCTGAAACATTCTGTGAATCACGGATCCCGCGCCGAAATAGGTTGCTGCCTGATCAGCTGAAGTGACAGCCGAAATCTCATTGACTGCCTTCGTTCCCGTGCTCAATCTCTCCGCTAAAATTAGCACTTTGTATTTCAAAAGCGCCGGGCCAGAATATGCCCGTGACTCGTCAAATTCAACGTACACAAAAGGCACGCGAATTGTAGTGGGTATTGACATGATTTTCCCTCCTGTAAATGATGATAAAAATATTACTTGTCAGCAGCAGATTTGAATACTGAAGCCGCTGAAGTCTTCAGATTTTTATCCACTGTTTTTTTAGTTCCCAATTCAACGTCTCCCGCTTCCAACCTCCTCATCCAATATGTCGAAGGATTGACGCGCTTGCCCCCGGCCGGAATAATTGCCCCACCACGGGGATCGCGCACGATCATTCCAGATTTGGGTTTGACTATTATCTGCATAACCACCTCCATTGAATATGTTAAGTGCGAATCACAATATCATCCCGCGCTTCCGCCCCCTCCGGGGTCACGTAGTCTGTCGGAGCCTTCTTGAACTCATCCAGGCTTGACGTGGGTTGAATCTCTGTTTCATAATTTATCTGATACGTCAATCGGAGAGCCCTGACGTGCTCCTCAGCACTCACATCAATACTGCCCCACGACGTATTGGTGAGAAAAGTATCGGAGACATAATTGAAATCCAAATACTTGTTATTATCAAAAACCTGTTCCACCTCCGCCGCCCGCTCATCCAACCAAGACTCAAGCCCATCCTCCTGTCCGATCCGTCGGATAATATCAATATTGACTGTGAGTCTCCGCTTTTTCCTAATCGGCCGCGCTTTATCATCATCCACTGGCTCATTCTCAAAATAATAGCAAATACAAGGCATCTCAGGAATGAATAGTGGGTCAAAGCGCTCCGGAAATACACGCTGCCCCACATCCACTCCAGCTTTTAGGAGCGCCGTGAGCTTTCCCCTGATCTCATTTCTCCTGTGCTTCCAAGGCATCTCAAATCCCTTCGTTCAACGTCACCACTGAAATCCCTGTCCCGTCCGGTTGCGATGAAACCACGCGCCAACGGGCTCCCCGTATCTCCAACCAATCTCCCTGGACAGGGGGATGGGGTAATTTGCGGGACTGAATAAGCACGTAAGGCTCCCGCCCCTGCACCATCGCCCCGCTGTCAATATCTATCGCCAAATACTCCCTGTCGAAAATCAAATTGATATCCATAGTCACACCCCACTCAGGGCTGTGATATACGGCCGCCTCAGCAAATTCACTGGAACCGACGTGCAGAAATACATCATCAATATCATCCTCCAGCATCTGGAAAAACGGAGAGAGCGGAATCAATCGCACCACCGCTGTCCCGAAGGACTCCCCAGAGACAATTCCAGAAGGGGATATGATCTGACGATATTGTAGTAAAGCCGTCCCAAAGGCTTCCCCGGAAGCGATCCCACCAGCATCATCGATAAATTGACCAGTAAAAACGCTGCTGACTCCGAAGGCTTCAGCTGATACAATTCCAGTGGGAAGTATACTCACGGCTCCCGGAGTCACAGTCACAGCTCCAAAGGCTTCCGCTGTCGTGATCCCGGAGGGGAGTATATCCACAGGCCCAACAGTGATCACAGCCGTCCCAAATATTTCCTCAGTCCCAATCCCTCCCGGCCCGACAGGGGCCGCACCAGGGGAGACAGAAGGAATACCAAAGGCTTCCGCTGTGGTTATTCCTGATGGTAGAATGCTGACGGCCCCCGTAGTGACCAAACATACCCCGAAGGCTTCTGACGTGGAAATACCCACAGCTATGACGGAGACAGGCCCCGTAGTGATCACCGCTGTCCCGAAGGCTTCCCCGGAAATAATCCCGGATACTTCGATAGCCTGGCCCACTGCCGGAGTCCCGAATGCTTCCTGCGATGGAATAGATGCCGGGAGAATGCTGACGGCTCCGGGGGATACCGTAGCCAATCCGAAGGCTTCCCCGGAGGAAATACCCACAGCTATGACGGAGACAGGCCCAACAGTGATCACCGCTGTCCCGAACGCTTCCGCAGAAATAATCCCCCCAGCGCCGGATAGAGTCACAGCGCCAGGGGTCACGACGTGGCTGCCAAGTGCTTCCGCCGTAGGGATACCCGTGGGGGAAATAGTCACCACTCCTGTAGTAATTACGGGAGTGCCGAAGGCTTCAGCAGAAGCTATCCCCGAAGAAACCAAAGGCACTGAGCCCACACTGATCACCGCTGTCCCGAACGCTTCCCCGGAAGCTATCCCGGAGGGAGCCAGCGTCACCGCTCCCACCCCCACTGTTGCTGTTCCGAAGGCTTCCGCAGATGCAATTCCCCCCGCCGCCGCAATACTCCTCCCAATGATAGGAGTCCCGAAGGCTTCCGCTGACGGGATACCGCTGGGGAGGAGGGAGACAGCGCCAGGGGACAGGGATGCCGTGCCGAATGCTTCCGCTGATGCGATCCCCGAAGGGCTGACCGTCACCGCTCCCGCCCCCACTGTTGCTGTTCCGAACGCTTCCACCGTTCCGATACCGGAAGGGAGGAGAGAAACTGAACCTGTAGAAACAATCGCAGTGCCGAACGCTTCCGCTGATGTGATAGAGGAAGGGGAAAGAGAAACTGAGCCCGTAGTAATTACGGGAGTGCCGAAGGCTTCAGCAGATACAATACCTGTGGGAACTATTGTCAATGTGCTTGTTGGAGTCTCCGGAGTCCCCGCGCTGGAAAATGTTGAAGGTGAACTAAAATTATTATATTCAACAGTAATCCAGTCCGCCGTTCTGACTGTCTTTGCCACACGAAGCTCATCATACCCACCATCAAACGCGGCATCTGCGTGAACATGACCAATATTGATTCCGAATCCTGCCGTATTACCGATTGTTGCCGTTAGGCTATTTGTCAGAGCTGCAGCACCATCCAAATACGCACGCCGCGTAGTACCATCAAAAGTGAATACTATCTTCCTCCAGCTTGCTGACGTTCCTCCAGCCTCCCAGTCATTCCCGTTTATATTATAGCGTGGATTACCACCTGAAAATTTCTCACCATAATCAGGTGCTCCCCAATCATTTGCTCCTTTTCCCCATCCTGATCTATATCCCCATGTATCTACTCGTTCATACCATGACATTGTGAGGGCTGTTGTGGCCTGAATAGCAGCGATATTTGACGCACCAAGTACATCAGTTGTGCCGTTGAAGTCCTGTGCTTTGCTCCCGGAAAACGGGCCGTTGACTTCTGTTGAAGTGCCTGTTGCTGTATTATTATTTGTGGTGCTGTCCTTGATGGTAGTGGATGTCAAATCATTCATGTGATAGACAGCGCCGAAACCTGTCCAAACATTATCGGAGCCGTAAGTGCTATTGCGCGCCGGCATAGTCTCCGACGGGGCATTATACCATAGATAGATTTCAGTATCAACGGAGGAGGAAAGACTGGGTATTTTGACGTACACCTCCGCAAGCCCGTTCGCCGGGTCATTGTCCAGTAGGATCCGGACAATTTCAACGCATATCTGATTAGCTCCGGCCAGATCACTGGATATCCGGATATCCCCGCCGTCGGAGCGTGCCGGATAGCTCCCATCAGCGTCAAACATCTCCGACGGCAACTGACCAACAGTCAGCAATACCGGGATATCAGTTTGCGTGCTAGGAACTTTGGTATGGTCGATGGTGAGCTTGCACCTTCGGCCCCATCCAGTAGGAAAAGCCATGGCTCAAGATCCCCTATTCGTAGAGAGCGGTGATGAGCTTGTCTTTCAACCCGTTCACTTCACTCTGTATTGTCACATCAGTTATCGTTCCGGCCAACGCATCCTGTCTCCCACAAAGATGCCCCATGACCAGTTTGATAAATGGATCGCTGTCCCGACGTATATCAGATACCATTCTCATAATCGCTGCATAATTTGTATCTGCTCCGTCAGTCCAAAACCACGCCGTAGCCGCCACCAGAAGCGCTCCCAATACCCGCTCCCGTAGTTTCTGTGAAGAATAGAGCCGTGCCACTTCGGCTATTGTCGGAACTGCAGGATTGCTGGCAATAGTATCCTTATCCACAGTGATCACTGGCTCCACCTGATCATATACGGCACGCTCCGTTGGCTCTCCCTCATCCCATACATAGATTGGTATTTTTGTCTCACGTCCGATCGGCTTCCCTTGATCTCCTCCTATACCTTCCTCAAGATAGTGAAAGTGATATAGAGAAGGATTGAGGACACCGGGACGGCTGATGGGCTCTGGATTGACCTTCGGAGCCTCAAATACCAAAGGAGTAAATAATACGCTCAATTCAGCAATTACTTCTGTCAATGTTGCCACGTGTTGCCTCCATATTATGTGAAAAAATAGGGGAGCCGGAGCGCTCCCCTATCCGGATTTGACTATCAGAGCGCTCCGCTCTATTCGCCAGTTTTGACTCCCTGTTCCTTCGCCTTATGGGCAGGATTTTTATCACGCTCAGTTTTCTCTTTTTTCAGGGCCGTCGCTATTGCCGCGTGGACTGATTTCTGCTGAGATCGATAGGCAACCCGCACCTCATCCATCTCTCCCGACAACTTCGCAGAAATATCGCCCAACTGATCTGAATTCATCTCATCCAAATTCATCTCAGCTACGTTAGTGAATATATCCATTTCAATATCTCCTGTTTGATTTGATTATTCAGTTTAGTTCCTTATCACATCGCGTCATCGCGTGAATGGACTACAGTTTGAATATTTTATTCGCTCCCGTATCCCATGTCACGTTGATATCTCCGCCGTTGGGGGTCACGGGGAGCCCTGTTGCGCCGTCGATATATGCGATCAGCGGAGACGTGGACTGAGTGCCCGTATCCTTCCACAGCACCAGCGCTTCTGAAACATCTCCGGTGACTGATGAGAATACTGTCGGGCTTGTCGCATTCGCCACTCCCAGTGTCGCTGAGTTGCCCGTCAGAGTAGCTGTCGCAACTTTTCCCGCTGTCGTAACATCATCAGCAAATTCATCCACATCAATACTCACCGTATAATCAGCCGTGTCGATCAGATACAATTTGATGGTATCGTTGACCCAGTCGATATCTCCAGTGAGAAACTTGTTTCGGCCCAAGCCGTAAAGAGCATCAGCCATTTGAACTCCTCCGTTTTATTGTTTTCAGTTTCATTCCTCGATCTCAAACGCGGAGGCATCAGCAATTATCTTCTCCGCCATGGCTTCCCCGATACCCTTGACATTGAGCGCCATCAGGCTCTCTTTGTCCAAGGCTTTCAGATCCGCAACCCCCGCCACTCCCATCTCCAAAAGCGCTTCCGCTATCGGACGGTTGATGCCTTTGACCTGCTTCAGTTCAGCCACAGCTTCAGCCCTCTCATCCTCAGTCATCCCTTCATCCTCCGGGGCTTCCGGGGCTTCCGGGGCTTCCGGGGCTTCCGGGGCTTTCGGGGTCACTGGGGAAGGAGAGCCCGCCGCTTCAAGCCTCACAGCTTTTAGTAACAGGAGCCGCCGTGCTTCCACATCTTCGATTTCTATGAGAGAGCCGGGGGGAATATACTGCCCCCCCAACTTCACCATTCCCACGGTCAAAACCTTCATGCCATACCTCCTGTGTATAGAAATACTCTTTTGCTTACGCAAGCACCTGCACGCAAACAAATCCATCAACCTGGTGCATTGCCACCAGCGGAGCGCTCTGGAGCATGATGAACCGCGCCGACGGGTCATCCTCAGTCCAGGACTTCGGGAACCGGGCAACCGCCCCGGTGGCATCCAAGTCCTGTATTGCTCCGTAGTGCCGGGCAGTGCGGGCTTGAGTCGATCCCATGATCACCTTTTTCGCGGGCATTAGCGGCCCTTCAGTGTCAGTAGAATCATCCACAAACCACTCATCATAGACGTAAAGATCAACCCCAACGTCCTTGATACGGCCGTAGTATATTGCGCCTGTGGCCAGGATAGCCGGATCAATCAGGCCCAAATCAATTCTCCGTGTATCAAGTTTATTTTGAACATCAGCGTGATCCAAGAAAGCATCAGCGGCATCCGCTCCCATGACAACAGTATCGGGATTGATTCCGCTGTCCTTCGCAATTATCCGCCGCCAAGCCCTCAAGTCCTCCAGAGGAGTACTGGCTGCGTTGCTCCAAACGTCCGTGCCGCCCAGAGTGATAATATGATCTGCTGACATCCCGAAATTAATAATTTCATCAATTCCTTCGCCCAGCACATGAACCTGTCCGGACTGGAGCAATTGAGCCGCCATCCACTCCTCCCGGCGAGTAATCATTTCATCCAGCGTCCGAAGATCCTTGCCAATCTGGCGAGCCGCTCTCTGAGCCGGGCCGTCATTAGCACTGTAGATAGTAGTGCCCATCTCTCTCTTCAGGATATCGGCAGCAGTAGTCACCATTTTGGGCTTGATATACGGGGGCTTATAACTCCGCGTAGTATAGCCCAACCGCTCCACTACCTTCCCCTGCTGAACTGGGGAGACAAAAGGGGCCAAGCGCCGCTTTCCCTTGTGAATATCAATATCCACGTAGGCAGTCTGGGAAGTCTCCGAAGCACGGAAAAACGTGGTCAGAAAAAATGTGCGCACCGGCTTCATCTGTTCCAAAGCCGTGAGCATTATCCGTGTATCGAAAAGATCAATTGCTCCCCCTTGCCCCATGTTCCTGCCGACGGTCCAAAGGGCTGCGAAAATAACTGAGAATAATCTCAGTGGATTTAAAAACTTCATATCCTTCACTCCTGTTGATAGTGTTATAAAAACGCTTGTTTGAAATTCAATTCAAACCGTTCAAACCGTTCAAACTACACTGAAACCGACGGCCTCAAGAACATGCTTTGAGCTTCCATCTCCTCCCGAACGTCCTCAATGTCCGTCCCTGTCGCCAGCGTGATTTCTCTCTGGTTGAATTGTCCTGTCCGATATCCTGTGCTCCGGACAGCCGCCGCAGAGGCATCCACGTCCTCAGCCAGCACGGCATAGGGCTTGCTGGATCCGTCTGTTGCTGTCTTATCGCACAAAACAACCTGACGCGGATCTATTGTGACAGTGACTGTGAAATAATCGCCCACTATGAAATCAGTGGAGCCGTCGGTGATAATTCCCGCCAGCTGATCATTGTCGAAGGAGGCAGTGCCGCCCGCTCCGCCTGAAATCGTGATCCCGGTCTGGATATCGTTTCCGTCAGGATCAGCGATTTTGAATACTCCGCCGTGAGTCGCTGCCGCCGTACATTCGATCACATACGCGCCCAGCTTCGTTCCCCGCCGTCCTTCAATCGCTGTCAATGTGCCGTTGCCTGTCCCGGTGACTGCCACAGTCGCAGGAACACCATCTGAAACGGCAATGGTGGCCGTGTCGCCCAAAATAAAATCAGTGGAACCGTCAGTGATAGTGAAAGTAATTTCACGGTTGGAGAATACTCCTGTGCCGCCAGCTCCGGCCGTAATCTTCACCGTGCCAATGATATCGCCGTCGGGGTTGACTACCTGAAAAGTACCGCCGTGCGTTTCCACGGCAATGCAGGTTGCCACATAACTCCCGCGCTTTGTATCCGGGCCGCCTGTGACCACTGTGCATGTTCCGTTGCCCGTTCCGGCAATAGTTCCTGTCGTGGGGACGGATGCCTTGACGCGCCCCAAGACGGCTCCCCGCGCCAGAATACCACTGGCAACCAGCACGTCCTCAGTTACAAGGGAAAAATCCCCTGCGATCAAGTTATCATGTTCAAAAGTACCGATCTGAGTCATAGTTCTCTCCCTGTTTAGGGTGAAAGTGATTAATCAAAAAAACCTGTTCCCTGTCCCGTCCGTGTTCCGTCCGTTGACCTTATTCCCCGCTGGCTCCCGCCACCATAGCTCCCATCAAAGCCGCGTCCTGAGCTTCCTCCCCGTTCCCGCCGTCCTGAGTAAGTCCCTGGATTTTTTCAGCCAATTTGTTCGCATCTTTCTGAACAGAAACCCCGGCCCCCTCCGCCTTCGCAGCCTGAGCATCCAGGATCAACTTTGCCACGCTTTCCGCTGTCGCTTCCGGCTTCAACAGATTTTCCGTAACAATATGCTCATATCCAGCCGGGACTTTCAGCGCCTGTATAGACGTTATGCGCGCCCGTTCTGCTTCGGCTCCGGCTTTCGCCCCTTCGCCGTGAATTGCACTGTGAACCTCCGGGCTCCCGTCTTTCACGCCTTCAACTGTGACAGTCAAAGGGCTGTCTGCTGTGCTTTCGTTTCCTGCTGTTCCCTTGCCCATATCTATACCTCCTGAAAAAAGTGATTGTGATGGTTCAAAATGCTGCTCTATTAATAAACTGATGACACCTTCCAGCGATCCAGTCTCATCAGCCATTTTCCTTGTCACCGCTTCGGCCCCCACGATGAGTCCCCCGCGTCCGAAATCCGTCAATACTGTCTCCTCCTCCAGCCCACGATACCTTGCCACGGATCCGACAAAAACTTTTGCCAGATCATTGACCACTCGCTGTATTTCCTCCCGGCCCTCATCAGTCAACGGGCTGGCCCGCTTCTTGGGGCTGATGCTTGATATGATTTCAATAGCCCGGACTCCCCGCGCCTCATCGCGTTTCGTTGTATCCGTATACCCGGCCACCACGCCAATAGATCCCAGCTCAGAAGATTCATCCACGTATATCTTCGACGTTCCAGCTGCGATCCAATACGCTGCCGAAGCACCCAACCCAGATATATAGGATACTACGGACTTTTTCCCCTGTGCCGCAAACAGCATAGCGGCAAATTCACCGATACCTGTGATATTTCCTCCGGGGCTGTCGATATTCAAAACAATAGAATGAATTGAAGGATCCCGTAAAGCCGCATTGAAATCCAATGTCAGCTCTGAGATAGAAACCCCCCCGGAGAACTGAGTGAACAGATTTGCACGTGGAAAGATAGGGCCGATCACTGGGAGAATAGCCACGCCGTCCCTTCGGGTCACGTTCTTTGTCCCTGGCAACGGATCATCTCGCTGCGCCAGTATCGCATCCGGGGATAGCTCCCCCTCCTCCAGATATTTCAAATACTCTCCGTGTCCGTGCATCGCCTTCGCCAGCTCAAACGGGTCAAAATCTCTCTCCACCACGCGGAGTATCTGATCCAGGGCTTCCCCTGTCATGGCCCATCTCATTGATAAAATTGTTTCAATTATACGGCTCATTTCTCCTCCTCCTATGATTAATCTGCTCCGTGCCTTCGATGCTCAGCCGCCCCGATCATCTGACGCGGGATTGGTCTCAACTCCGGCTTCCTGTTCTCCGGGCTCCGGCTCCGGGGCCGATAAATCTAATTCATCCAACTTCCGTTCCTGTCTGCTCAACCGCTCCATAGCCGCTTCCCAGTCTCCGCCGTTGATAGCTGTATACTCATCTTCATATGTACTTAATCGGGAAGCGATCCGTATTTTGGCCGCATTCGTTTCCTTCACGGGGTCAATTTGTCCCTGTCCCGGCCCAACCCATACCGCCCGCGTCCACGCGGCCCGGATCGCCGGATCATCGAAGAAACCGGGAGCCGATATGCGATTGAGCATTACCGCTTCGGTCAAAAATTCCTCATAGACAGGTTGGCACAATTTATTAGCCAACCACGTTCTCCGCCGCTTAAAAAATTTCCATGCTTCCAACATCGATGCCCGGCTTGCGGAGTAGCTGGATTGATAGGACGCCATCAGGACTTCATAGGGAACTTCAATTGACGCTCCTATCTCTTTCACGATAGCATTGAAAAACGGTTCAAACGAATCATTGGGACGCTTCGGATCCGCAATATCAACGCTCTGCCCCTCCCCCAACTCCACCACTGATCCGCTCCCCATCTCCTGTAAATTATCGTCTTTCTTGGAAGCACTACGGCCCGCGCTATCGTTGCCGCTGCTTTGATCCAATACGCTCTCCCCTTCTGTAAACGCATCCATGAGTCCGCCGGGCTGAACGTCCGATTTTATGAAGGCCGTGAAAAAAGATGTAATCACCGCCGCCATCAACTCCGCTTCTGATAGCCGGGTCAACTGTTTCAATTGTCCGATCACGTTGGCCAGCAGGGGCATTCCCCTCCGCTGTCCTATCCGCTCCCGCTCCATCAGATGGAGTATATTTTTTCGGCCGCTCTCCCCCCCGTAAGCTGGCACCCGCGTCCATGTTCCAGCATTCGTGAAGGTCAGACCAAACGGGGCTTTATGTACCCAATACGCTATGGGAGCGCCGTATTGATCTTGCTCGATACCGCCCACGATACCCTCCCGCCCGGCATTGAGCGATCCGCCCAATGATAATCCAGTATCGGGGAGATTATTTGGATTGGAGATATAATCACCCTCAATCAATTGCACGCGGAGAGAGTATGGCCAATTCCCCTGAACCCCCAAATACGGGAGAGCCACAAAAGCATCCCCGTTCATTAGCACAGAGAGCATAGCCAATCCCTGTAGCCATTCAAAATTATCTGTCCTCGTGATATCGCAATTACTCGATCCAGCCCACATCCGCCATTCTCGCTCAATCACGCGCTCCACCGCTTCGGCTTGCTCATCGGAGAGTCCCAGCGTCTCCCTGTCCAACTGTGCCTGTAAAGTGAGCCCTGAGCCCACTACATTGGTGCGGATGCGCCGGAGCGCCGCACTGGCAACAGCCGTATTCATAAATAGATCGCGGGAGGAAGCACGGGAATCGGGAAGCGCTTGCAGCGCATCCTCATCCGCCGAACGTGCAAAAGGATTCCAACCGCGCACAGATCGCCGTGGCGATCCTCCAGTAACATACCCCGTTGTTTGATCAATATAGGAAAGGGCCGCCCGCGCTCTCAAACGCTTGACGGCCCTCACGGGATCAATCCAACCAACCAAACGGTCAACGGGATTTGGACGAAATAGGGATTTGGTATTCATTATCCCTATTATAGAAAAAATAAAAACAAAAAACAAGGTTCAAACTCATAAATCTCTCGGCACCATCCTCCTCACTCTCATTGAACCACCCCGTTGGAGCCCATCAATAATATCAACAAGTCTGTTGATCTCCTCCTGAACCGTCCGGAGATTGGCCCGCGTCAACGTCCTGTCCTTGATGGTATAGGATTGGCCCTTGAGTATGGATGATTCTGCCGCCCTGTATTCTATCAACCTTGCTTGGTACTGCACCAACGTCATCCCCGCCATAGTGTCCTCCTCTATTGTTAAGATACCCCAGCACTGACCACTCGCCGCCGCCGCACCCGCTTCCGCTCTATCTTCCGCCCGGACAGGATGAGGGGACGGCCGCGCTCCGCCAGCCGCTCCATATTAGGATTTAAAATACTTAATGCGGCCATAGCATACCCCCTGCAGTCCAACTGCTCATTCCTCCTCCCCTTCGGCAACTCCCATCTCAGCACTCTCCTCCCTCCCTTTTTAGCTGTCTTCAATGTCTCCGCTGTCAACCCTCTAAAATACGCTGAATCGTATATTGGCTTTCGGGGAAAATGACAGAAACCGGGGCCGCGCTCCGCTATCTGTAGTTGGGAATATACGCGTGATTTGATCTCATCCACATAAGCCAGGAACAGCCACACCCCAAAATCATTCCGTGCCTTCGGCTTCCGGATATATCCCTTGCCGAAACCGTCCTCACCCTTCACTGGGAACACCCGGAGAAATTCCCGCTTGCGGCAGAAGCGATAGACGGCCTGAGCCCTGTGGCCGCTGTCCACCGCCACTACGGCCGGAGTTACAAGCGCTCCACTGGTATGCTTCCACATTCTTTGAATATATCCGTCCAACTGTTCCCATACCGCTTCGTGCTCCGTGTCTCCCATAAATACCGCGTAATCAATAGACCAGCTCTCCATATGTAATCCCCAACCCACCGTCTCCGCTTCAATTCTATCTTCCTGAACGTCACACCCGATAGTCACCACCAATACTCCCGACGGCAACTCAGCGGCATAATCTTCCTTGCGCTTCTCCACCCAATGGGCCTCAATTGTTTTCCCTGTCTCAGTCCACGTCTCCCCCAGAACAGTATTCACGTATACTTTCAATAGATCCTTGTCGAAGGTGCGCGTTGCCTTGATGAACATCGCGGCCGCGTCTTTCCAGCTGAAGAATCCCAGTGGACTGTATAGCCCGGAGATATGAAATGACTTGTCTTTCGCGTCCGGATTCTCAGCAATCCAGCGGGCTCCCGGAGCATCCGGGTCATCATAGTTCTCGCACTCCCGGAGCATCTGGGTTTTGAATCGTTCTGAAATTAGTTTCTTACACCTCAAGCACTCCAACTGTATAGTATCCGGGTCATCTCCCTCCCACTTCATCTGTGACCAATATATTACTTGCAGCCTTCCGCAATAGGGGCACTGAACGTGATATCGTTCCCGGCTCCCTTCCTCATAGTTGGGCTCTATCTTTGACGTTTCTCTAATTGCTGGAGTGGATAACCTGAATATTTTTCGCCGGGGAAAATTCCGCGTCCGCGCAATAGCCAGTTCACTGGGGTCACCCTCCTCCCCCACGTCACTGTCATAGCTGTCCTCCTCATCCAGTATCAATATTTGTATAGGCATGGAGCGGAGGGATGCGGCAGAGTTGGCTCCGCCCAATATCAATATTCCGCCGGGGAAGGATTTGAGACGGATGGTATTTGAACTGTCACGGCTTTTAGCTATCCCTATTTTTCCGACAAGGGAGGGGGTGAGCCTGATCGATTTCTCCAACCGTTGTTTTGATAATCGTTCAACATTTTCTACAGTTTTTTGAACAAATAGAATTGGAGCCGGGGCATGATCCACTGTATATAAAACAAGGTTCAACCCGGCTTCCGTGAATCCCAACTGCGCCCCCTTCATCACCGTCACCCGTTGTGTGGGGCACTGGGGGGAGAGTAAATCCATTATCCGCCGGAGGAAGGGAAACCGCGCCGTGCGCCAGCGTCCGGGCTCTGATGAACCTTCGGGGGTCAAATACCTGTTCCCATCAGACCACTCCGAAACCGTCAACCGTTTCGGGGGCCGGATCGCAGAAGCAAATACGCTATATAGTGCCGTGACTTTCTGTTCTGCTTGCGTATCGTTCCAACTCATCGCTCAAGTCCTCCAGTATCATTCTTGTTTCTGTATTAATTAATATCCAGCACTCCCGCGCATCATCCTCCGCCGCCACCACGGGGGCAATCCTGTCCGCAATACCCAAAACAGCTTTTTGAATATTCGCTCCTAAATTCGCCGCCCACCGTTGAACCTCATCCATCCTCATAGCCTGTCCCGATTTCATTGCATAATCTAATTCAGCTGCTTGGGCTTTCGCTATTTCTGTGCGCTGCTTCGCTTCACTGATCGTCATCTCCATCTCCAACCCCTGTCCCTCCAGCTCTCCGGGATCCGCAATAGTCGCAGAGCGGCAGTGACGGAGGAAGGGCTCAAGCTCAGTCTTGATATCAATGCGTTCATTTCCGTCCCGTTCACAAGTCTTGATATGTCCCCGACGGACAGCATTGCCGACGTGGTTCAAAGATACATTTGTGAACTCTGAAAATTCACCGCGCGTGAGATATCGCCGGGGATGCTTTCCGATATTGCGTATCAATTATACCTCCATCTCTGTTTGAACATCCATGACTAATGAATAGTCGAGCACTTCGCTTTACC